AAGCGCTTGGAAGAGATGAAGTGGATGCTGGTCGGCGGTAGCGGAGTCGCCGGGGCCATCGGCGGCATACTGATCAAGCTCGTAACCTGACGACTTCCCTAGCCTAACGCCATTCAGACCAAGACGGTGGCCTTCCGTGCCGTCGTGCCGTACAATACCCCCTTGACAACTTCTAACCCGGATGCAATGGGGTCAAGCCAATGAAACAGAAGCACTTCCTGCAGAGCCTGATCAACTTGATCGGACTCGCAATCGCCATCGCGGCGCTCGTATTGGACACGTGGGGCGCTGATATGTCAGCCGCCGTGCACGGTCACTTCCTGAAGGCCATCGCATTCGCGGGAGGGCTCGTGGTTATGCTGCGTACCTTCCGTGCCAACACGCCGATCACGCAGTCGGGGGCCGACGCCCTTAAGAAGGTGATGAGCGGGACTGCTCTGGTGATCGCGTTCGGCCTGATCTGGGGCTGCGCGGCGACGTGGCCCGACCAGTGCAAGAAGAAGGACACGCCCGACTGGGTCAAGCAATCCCTGCCGGGATTCCCCGCTGACTCACGAATGTTTGACTGCAACTGCGAGGTGGTCAAGATCGGCGTCGAGAACCACCCGGAAGGGCTCAAGAAGCCTGCCGCTCTGCTGTGGTTCAAGTGCACTGACCCCGGTGGCAAGGTGTCGTTCCTGCCGTTCGTGATCAAGACGCCCGACCTGAAAGGCGTGCCGGTGAGCAAGCGCGACGACCTGCCGCCCACGTACATGGTCGCGCGGCGGCACGCCTATTGGGGCACAGCGAGTCCCAAGGAGTGGCACAGGCTGACACGGACGGCCTGTGCCCCACGAGACCACGCCGTACAGCGGCGGTAGCCCGTGCCGTGCCCCCGGTGCCACGAGGGGCGCATCTATCACCAGCACCCCTGCAAACCGCTTGGCGTGGCCAGTCACATCACGCTGTGTGTCAGATGCGGTGGCGGCGGCGGCACCGGTCGCGTCATGGTATGTTTAGGGTGCGCTCACCAGCAACGAGGTGCTACGGTCTGCAGAGAGTGCGGCGGTAGCTGCGAGGGGAACATGACCAAAGAACAAATCGAAAAACTGATCGTGGACAAGGCTAAGCAGTTCGGAGTCACCCTGACCGATGACATGCTCGCCCATATCCGGGACCTGCCCGGAGTGGGGTCGGCTCTGGCCGCTGGCATCGACGGTTTCTTGAGTCACATCGGCAAGGACGCCCTCATTGAGAAACTGGTCGAGAAGGCCACCGACTTGATCGAGGACGCGGTGAAGGCTATCACTGGCGACGACTACGGCGTTGTGATCAACGCCGGTAGCGTGGTCATCGAAGACAACCGGGAGTAGCATCACCGTGGGCATGATCAACGACTGGTACGCCGCCGACCCGACCGCAGAAGCTGGGGCCGCCCTCGCTAAGGCCGGTCAAGATCTGGCCAAGGTGCCCCGGAGCATGAACTTCGACCCGATGGACTTCCGGTCGGGTATCGCTCAGGCTGCAATGGTCAGCAGCACGCAGCATCCCGGCACTATCGGGATGGACTACCAAACGCTCATGGCCGTGGCCCGGATCGGGGTGGTGGGGGCCATCCACCAGTGCCGCATCAATGAGGTGGCTGACTTCTGCACGCCGCAAGCCAACGAGTACGCGGTCGGGTACGGGATCAGCCTGCGCGACAAGAACATGAAGGCCAACAAGGCCAGCGGCAAGCGTTCCGACGAGATCATGCGGGTCATCGAGCGTGCTGGCGGCAAGTACGGCATCGGCGGCTTTGAGCCTACCATCCGGGCCCTCATGCGCGACTCGCTTACCTACGACCAAGCCAACATGGAGATCGTCCGGACACGGCTCGGCAAGGTGCACGGGTTCGTTCCGGTGGACGCAGCAACCATCCGACGCGCCCACTACACCGACAAAGAGCGCAAGCGCGGACTACGCAACCCCGACAAGGTCAAGTGCTTCGCTCAGATCATGAACGACCGGATCGCGAACACCTACGAGCACCACGAGATGCTCTGGGGCATCCGACGACCGCGCACGTGGATTGCGGTCACAGGCTACGGGTACCCCGAGCTTGAAGAGTTGACGCAGACCATTACGGACCTGCTCAACGCCACCACGTGGAACTCGGTCAACTTCACAAACGGCATCCACACGAACACCGTGCTCGCGCTCAAGAGCACGATGACTGAGGATGCGTTCAACGCCTTCAAGCGCCAGATCACCGCCCTGATGCACGGGGTCAGCAACCGTGGCCGAGTGCCGCTGCTGCAGCTTGACCCCGACCACAAAGAGGATCTGACTGCGGTCAACGTGGGTGGCGCAGCAAATGACATGGAATTCGGGACGTGGATCAACTGGCTCCTGAAGCTCTGCTGCGCCGTGTACAGCATGGACCCGGCAGAGCTTGGGTTCGTGTTCGGCAACGAGGGGCAGACTAGCTCGCTCAACCAGCAGAGCCCCGAGGACCGGATCAAGGCCAGCAAGGAGCGAGGGCTTCGCCCGCTTCTGCGCTCACTACAGTCATGGCTGAACACGTGGGTTGTGCACGCACTTGACGAGGACTTTACGATTGAGTTCTCGGGCTTGGACAACATGACTGAGGCCGAGCGGATCAAGATGGATAGCGAGGCGGTCAAGAGCAGCCGCACCCTCAATGAGGTGCGCGCTGCACACGACCTGCCGTCGCTGGACACCGAGCTGGCCGATCTGGTCATGGACCCGAGCTTCATCAACGCTTGGATGCAGTTGAAGCAGTCGGAAGAGATGGGACAGGGCGGCGAGATGGGCGAAGAGCCCGATGCCTTTGACGACAGCGCCGGATTCGACTACAGCAGCCTTAGCCTTGACCCCAACGACATTGACGGATCAACCCAGAGCATGGCCGACTCAGCAGAGAAGGCCGTGGCCAGCGGCATGTTCGACCTGAGAAAGTCCGGACACCGCAAGGCGGCGGGCGAGCGCAGGCGCTACGCATTTAGCCCCGGACGGACACCGGGCTCACGAACGGTTATTGTGGAGGTGGACTGAGATGGCTGGACCGTATATCGGGCCAAGGGGTGGCAAGTGGGCAGACCCACAGCACACCATCGCGTGGAAAGAGCCGACCAAGATCCGCAAGAAGGGTCGCCGGGGAGCCAAGACGTTCCCCGCCAAAATCCGACGCCGGGGCAAGGGCCGCACCGAGGCCACCATCAGCCCAGCCAACCGCCAAGGGCGCACTGACGATGCTCAGGGTAGCGCTGCAGGGTGGAAGCCCGCCCCCGGTAGCAGACAGGGCACGACTGTGCGCGTGAAGGGCAAGCACGAGCCCCGGAGCGCCCTGCTACAGACCAAGGACCGCCGAGCTAAGCGCCACGGCGATGCCAAGAAGGGCGCGAAGATCGCAGCAGACCCCGGCAAGTACGGCACTCTGGTCGATAACGCCGAGGCAGCGATTGGTGCAGCGGCCAAGCGAAAGGGTGACTCGCGGATCGTGAAGATCAAGGGCCAGTTCGTGGTGGTGGACGCCCCGGCAGCGGCACACCTCGCAGCGGCAGGGTTCAAGCCGCTCAAAGGGGGCCGCAAGAAGGTCGCCGGGGTGAAGACCAAGGCCAACGCCAGATTCGCCGACACGGTCAGCGATGCCCGGAAGCGCGAGCTTGCCGACAAGGAGCCCAAGGAGAGCCGGGAGTCGCGCTTGAGCCGGTCGCCGATTCGTATCGAGCCGCAGTCCAAGGACGGCAAGATCAGCCACTTCCACATTTACGACCCGCAGGGCGACGGCAAGAAGCCGATGGCGGTTCTGAGTCACAACAAAAAGCGCAAGGTCTGGGAAGTGCGAGCGACCCGCAAGGGCAAGCTGCTGGCCGACGCGCAGAAACGAATGGACGCCGTAGGGGCGTGGAGGGATGCCATGGGCCATGTGAAGAAGTCACTGACTGCCGACCTGATGAAGGGTCGCCCCAAGTTAACCAAAGCCGAGGCCAAGGCCGTAGTGATCCGGGCGATCAAGGGCGCTTGCTACCGCTACTTCAAGTGGCGGCGACACGATGACGACGAGGCCTGTGCCGAGTCGTGCGCCGAGATCGTGGCCGGTAACCTGATCGGTGATTTGAAGTATGACCAGACCATCCTCGACGGCGTTCGTGCTCTGGGCGGAGTCGGTAAGCTCGACGCGGTCGTTATGGGGTACGCCAAGAAGGCCGAGAAGCGGGTCACCAAGGAAACCCCACCGGCCACGGCTGAGGTGAAGTCACCCACGCCGCTCAACGGTCTGGCCCTGATGCGTAGCTATGGCGGGTTGGCTGCAGTGGCTGCCGACGCAATCGCCAAGGCCAGCTAGGCAGGGGAGAGGGGTGCCGTCATGGACGCCAGCGAGTTCGTCACAGACCTGCTGAAGGGACGCAACGCCCTGCCACCCGGCACCCGCCGGAAGCACGGCGGGATCTGGAAGATCAAGCAGGGCGACGGCACGTGGCAACGCGACCCGGACCAGAAGAGCAGAAAGAAGAAGGGTAAGGCGGCGACCAAGAAGAAGGACCGGGGCCGACCCGCGACCAAGGTTGGCACGGTAGTCACACGAGCCAACGGAGCGCAGTACAAGAAAACGGCTGACGGCTGGGACTATCTCGGCATGAAGGTCAACAAGCAGCACGAGCGCGCGGTCGCCCGTATCGCCCGTCAGAAGGCCGAGAAGCGGGCCAAGGCGCGGGCCAAGGCGGTGAAAGAGCGTGCCAAGGCCAAGGAGAGCGCCGACAAGCGCGCCGAGAGCGCCCGTAATCGCGCAGAGGCCACCGAGGCACGCCGGGTAGCCAGAGAGGCCAAGGAAGCGGCTGACAAGGTGGCTCGCGTGGCAGATCGCACCGTGGCGGCCCCGGCAGCGGCCAAACCCAAGGACGAGAAGTACGAGGCATGGATGAAGCGAGAGGGGCGCTTTTCCCGTCAGACCCCGCGAAACCTGCCCGAGTTCGATGACGACGACTTTGGGCCTGCGCTCGATGACCTCGACGGGCCGAGCTTCAGCGCCTTGATCAGAGAACACGTGCCCCCGGTGTCGAGACCATCGGTCAGGCTCCGGAAGAAGAAGGATCGAAAGGAGCGCCCGCCCGTGACCAAGGCAGAGAGATTCGTGGCCGACGAGATCGCGAAGGCCGGTCAGCGCCGGATCTCGGTGCCGACTCGCGACGAGAAGGTGACGGTGCAGCCCGCCAAGCGCAAGCGCAAGCGGTTCCCCTTCACCGGCTACATCGAGTTTCAGGGGCTCAAGATTGACGTGGAGAACCGCAAAGGCAGCACCCGCAAGGGCACTGACAAGGACGGCAAACCGTGGTCAATCAAGATGACCCACCACTACGGGGAGATCCGGGGCACCAAAGCCGTGGACGGCGATCCGCTCGACGTGTACGTGGGGCCCAGCGCGGCGAGCCCGCTGGTGGTTGTGATCCACCAGTCCGACCCGGTGACGAAGAAGTACGACGAGGACAAGGTCATGCTCGGGTTCGGCAGCAAGGCCGACGCGATCAAGGCGTACCGCGCTCAGTACAACCGGCGCGGCTTCTACGGGGGATGCACCACAGTCAGCATCGGCAACTTCTGGAAGTGGCTGTCCGACAAGGGCAAGAGTCAGGTCCAGTTCAAGTCGTTCACGGCGCTGACCGCGTCAATCCAGAAGGGCATCGGCGCACCCGCTGGCTACGGGCCGATCCCCGGCAGCAAGCATGGCGGCTACCGCAAGAAAGTCGGTGGCCACTGGGACTACTGGTATCCTGACGGGAAGACGGCCAAGAAGGCGCAGAAGCACCGCGCCAAGCAGTCGAGCAAGACCCGGAAGAAGCTCGGGAAGCTCTTGCGTCAGGGCGGTGACACGACCAACGCGAAGCATCAGGCCGCCATTGACGCGGCGCTGGATGACCACGAGGACGCCCTGATGCACGCGCATCACGCGGCCAACGCGGACAAGGTGCAGTCCACGCACGGTGACGGGAAAACCACCGAGACTGCAGGCGAAAAAGAGGATGACTTCTCTGGCGATATCCCCAAGGATCCTGAAGAGATTCGTGCAAGAAGCCAGAACATCGCTGCTGCTATTGAGGCGACTGATGACGAGAAGATGAAGCAGGGCCTCGCGCTGCAGTTGTACAACCACCAGCGAGCGCTTCAGGCCGCTCAAGCGTCGGCCCCGGAGCCAGCCAAGGAGTCTGCTAAGAAGAAGGAAGAGCCCGCCGCCGCCGAGCAGGCCCCAGAGCAGGTCAAGGTGGACCCGGAGTCCGGAAAGACCGAGCTGGTGGAACAGACGGAAGGCCCCGGCCCTCAGCGCAACGAGTCGCCTGAAGAGGAAGAGCAGCGTGAGACGCTGATGGCAATGAGCGACCTCGGGGTGAAGCGCGCCGAGGCTGCCCAGCGTGCAGAGGCAGAACGAACCGGGAAGATGACCGTCGCGGTGCCGGGTCAGTACCAGAAAACGGTGGACAAGCTCGACGCAGAGATCGCCGATAAGCGCGAAGAGTTCGTGGCGATGACCGAGAGGCACAAGGCAGAGAAGAAGGCGGCACGCAAGGACAAGCGTCGCCGCAAGAGGCAGGCCGAGGCCGCCAAGCAGACTCCGGAGGCCAAATGGGGCTTTGACCCAGAGGCCACGATGGTCCCGGCCGAGACCGCCAAGGCTGCCGAGACTGCAGTTGACCGGCTCAGGCAGGACTACCCCGATCTGCACCGAGAACTGGCGCAGGCTGCGCGCAAGCTGACTACTGCTCTTGCGGCGTCCAACGCCAAGTGGACCGAACATGGATTTGAAGCCGTGACAGCGGCAACGGACGCCTACAACAGGGTCGCTGGGCGGCACGAGGGGATCGGGGCGGCACAAGACACCAGAGTCGGGCTGGCCATTCGTGACCGAATAGCTCGGGACGCGGAGTCGGTAAACAAGGCCGCTGCCGCGTTTGTGAGGGGCCTGCTGTGCAAGTAGTGGTTCACGAGTCATATCCGGGCGAGCTTGCCGACGATCTGGCCAACGGTGCGAGGAAGCTGACCACTGCCGTTGACGAGTGCGCCCATGCTGTACTGGCCAAGGCCGCCAAGATGCCTGCTGACGGGGAGGTTCACGCCCTTCGGGAGTTGAGCGACCTATATGCGGCGACGTACTCTCGTCAGGTGCCCGCCATGATGAAGGCTGCCGTCAAGGCGGTGAAGGACTCGGCTTGAGCCTTGAGTCTGCCGTAACTGCTGCCGTCAAAGCCATAGTTGTCGGCCATCACGATCTGGTGGCGAAGCTGCAAGGGACCGTTGTACCGGGCACAACCACTGACCCGGTCCTGTTCGCCATCGTCATGGGGCAGATCATGGCTGGCGCTGACCCGGCTGACGTGAGGGCTATGCGGGGGTGGTCGCTCGCCAAGTGGAAGCCGCTGGTTCACCAGACCATAGTCAGGGCTGAAAAGGCACAAGCCACGCTGCCGCCCGCCTCTGCACAGGTGGCCGTTGCCCGCCCCCCGGTTGTAGAGCACGAGCCGCCCGTGTCAGCCGACAGCAGTACCCCGACGCCACCTATGCCACCCATGCCGCCTGTTGGGGGCTCTGAGCCACCCGAGGACCCGCCAGAGTGGCTGCAGGGGGCTGACAGGGAAGCGTGGATTCAGGCCAGAACCCGGTCAGCGGAGCTTTGCCGTGGCTTGGGCAACTACGTGGCGAAACAGACGGGTCAGCTTGTGGCCGAGATCTGGAACGGTGACCAGATCGTCGCCGACGTGGACCCGGCCGAGCGGGCCAAGCTGATGGAGGCGATCCGGGAGGAGACAGCCCATG